GTCTGTTGCTGCACAAGGATGCACTGGTATTGGCTGAGCAGATGGGTGTTCGTTCCCAGACTCAGTACAAGCAGGAATACCTCGGTGACTTGTTCACTGCAGATACCCTGTACGGTGTAGCTGAACTGCGTGACAATGCAGGTGTAGCTTTCGCAGTACCTGCTGCCTAATAGAGTTGTCTTAACTCTGCCCCCTAGGGTAAAATCTAGGGGGTTTTCTTAAGACAACACTAACCTAGGTGCCTTATGCCAGTATACGAATATAAATGTACTTCCTGCGGGGAGGTAGCCGATGAACTACGTTCTATGTTTGTACGAGATCAGGATGGTACCTGTCCTTCCTGTGGTGGTACAACACAATACCGAATATCAGCTCCTCGTTCCATGCTGGACCCCTGTGACCCCGGCTTCCCCGGAAACTATGACAAGTGGGCAAGGGACCGTGACAAGAAAATGAAGGCTGCCTAAATGGATTTATTCTCTGACTCAATTGATAGTATGGAACTTGATTCTATCAAGGATAAGATCCGTAACGTCTATACTAAACTCCTAACTGAGTACTTTAAGAAGCAAGTCCCCGGTGCTTCCGAGGAGGACATCTCTGCCTTCATTGAAGAGAACATGGTTGAGTTTGAAGGTCCCGAGGAAGAGGATGAAGAGATCAACGAGATCATGGACCTCCTTGATAACATCCTTGATGACGGTGAAGAACTTGAACCAGTAGATTCCTCTGGCAATGCACCGGACTATAAGGGACAGGAATTACGTAGTAAATCCCAAGATAAAGGAACAACTCCTTCTGGAGTATACCGTGGGCTTAAACTAGGTGGCATGATGACCCCCAGTGATTCACAGTCAAAGGTACGGACTTCTAAGGTAGAAGATCCTACGGGTGGAATTAATACTAAAGCTGTGGATGAAGTTGTGGTACAATACGCACCACTGGTGGAGAAACTAAAAGAAGAACTGGCTTCACTCAAGCAACGGAAACGTATTGGAATCAAGGAGTTCCGCCTTGGCTAAGTTCCAACGTCTCGGTCCTGTCTGGAGAAAGCCTAAGCCTAAACCGTGGAAGCAAAAGAAAGCTTGCACGATTTGGGCTAATGAGCGTCAATGGATTGATGACAACGATCCTTTAGGTTCTCTTTCAGTAGAAATTGTAACGGGTGAGGGTTGGCCTATTGTCATTGAACAATCTCCAGCAGATCCTCTACTTTTTATTTCTGTTGAGGATGCCTACTAATGTCTGTAATTAAAATCTCTGAACTTACTGAGAAAACCACTCTAGCCGGTACTGAAGATCTTCTAATCAACGATAGCGGTACTTCTAAAAAAATGAAGACCAGTCTGATTAAGAACATTCAGACTGCCTGTGAAACTGCTCAAACTGCTGCTGAATTAGCTGAAACTAACGCTGAGACTGCAGAAAGCAATGCTGCAGCTAGTGCCTCTGCTGCTTCTACCAGTGCAAGTAACGCAGCCTCAAGTGCATCCGCAGCAAGTACTAGTGCTTCCTCTGCAAGTTCCAGTGCATCCTCTGCCTCAACTTCAGCCAGTGCTGCCTCAAGTGCACAGTCTGCTGCTGAATCTGCTCGTGATGCTACACTGGCTGCCTATGATTCCTTTGATGATCGTTACCTTGGTGTTAAGGCCAGTGCCCCATCCTTGGATAATGATGGAAATGCACTGGTAGCCGGTGCTCTCTACTTTGATTCCACCTCCCAGAAGATGCAGATTTACAATGGCACTTCTTGGGTGGATGCCTACACTACTGGCTCTAGCCTAGTTGCTAAGGCCGGTGACACGATGACTGGTAATCTTAACTTTGGTGATAATGTTAAGGCAGTCTTTGGTGCAGGAAGTGACCTACAGATTTATCACGATGGAACTCATAGTTATGTACAGGATGCGGGTACAGGTAATCTAGTTCTAAAATCTAGTGATACTGTTATCCAATCAAATACAGCAGAAACTATGGCTGTGTTCAACGGTAATGGTTCAGTTGACCTCTACTACGACAGCAGCAAGAAACTCGCCACAACCTCCACAGGCATTGATGTCACAGGTACGGTGACTGCGGATGGGTTGGCAGTAGACACAAATGTTTTATATGTTGATTCAACCGCCAATACGGTTGGCATCGGAACATCAACTCCTACTTCTGGTGTCAGCTCAAGCCAGAGAGCGTTAGAAATATCTCACGGTAATGTTGCAGCGTTAGCATTGACTAATACGGCTGCCACTACTGGGAAAAAATATACGCTTTATTCTGATACTACGGGGGGCCTTGTAGTATATGACACAACAGCGGGAGGTTTCCGCTCAAAAATCGCATCCAACGGCGACATCTCCTTCTACGAAGATACCGGAACCACGGCTAAGTTCTTCTGGGATGCGAGTGCTGAGTCTTTGGGTATTGGTATGAGTTCTCCTCTCGCAGCATTGGACGTAACTGGGACGGACGCAGTTGGCACTATTACAAGTTTAGCTGATACCGTAACTAGAGCTGCTACAATTATCAGAGGATCAACTCACGCCAATGGATATGGTCTTTACATTGGTTATGGCAACTCATCAACTGATGCTCAGTACATCCAATCAACTTTAAAAACTGGTTCTCAAGCGTACCCATTATTGCTCAACCCGTATGGCGGCAATGTTGGTATTGGTACGAGTAGTCCATCAGCAAATCTTCATATTTCTGGTGGCCCAAATCAAACATTCAAAGTAGAGAATACCGCAGAGTCAACATTTACTGTAACCGCTGGAGGTAGCGTTACACTTGGAAGCACATCAAATATGGTGTTTGCTTCTGGTGGAACCACAGAACGCATGCGTATCGACAGCAGTGGTAATCTGTTGGTGGGTAAGACTACCATAGCAACAGGAACAGCGGGTATTGCCTTACGCTCTAACGGAGAGGTCAGAGGGACTGCTAATGGCGACTATGCAGCAAGGTTTTCTAGGCTTTCCTCTGATGGTGCTATTGTCGGTTTTGAAAAAGATGGCGCTGCGGTTGGTAGTATTGGTAATTCTGGATCAAATTTAAAAGTAACTTCAGCCGGAGAACTCCGTTTCTTTACAAGTACTTCCAATGAAGATATGCGTTTGGAAACCGATGGTGATCTCCACGTAGACGGAAACGTAATTGCATACAGTACCACTATTTCCGATGAACGTCTCAAGGAAAACATTGAAGTAGTTACCGATGCCACCAGTAAACTGAAGCAGATCCGTGGTGTAACCTTCACTCGTAAGGATAGTGGTGAGCAGAGTGCTGGTGTAATTGCACAGGAAATTGAAAAGATCCTACCTCAAGCAGTTAAGGAGAAGGCTCTCCCATTACACACAGGTACTGAGGATCTCTATAAGACTGTAGAATATGATGCACTTCATGCAGTATTAATTGAAGCAGTTAAGGAATTGACTGCACGTGTAGAACAATTGGAGAAAAACAATGGCTGATATTACTTGGTCCGTAGCAAACCTTGAACGTAACATTGCAGATGGTGGTGTTACAGTAGTTCATTACCGTGTAGATGCAGTGGACAATACTGATCCAGATAATCCAATTACTCAAGGTGCCTATGGTACTCAGGGTTTTGCTCCTGATCCTACTACCCCTGACTTCATTGCATTTGACAGTCTAACTGAAGACTTTGTATTGCACTGGGTATGGCATAATATTGATAAGGATGCCGTTGAAGCTGCACTCAATGAACGTATTAATGCAATTAAAAACCCTGTGACTGTTGCTGGAGTTCCTTGGTAAATGACTACGCCTGCCTCTGGTCAAATCTCTATTCAAGATATTGTAGATGAGTTTGGTGGTACTGCACCCCATGCTCTAAGTGAATATTATGGTGCTGGAGGTGCTCCTAGTTCTGGTGAATTAACCTTATCGGATTTTTATAATAGAACAAATTATACTGCACCAACCGCAACTGGCGGAACCATTACAACTGTAGGCGGGTATAAAATCCATACCTTTACTTCTTCTGGAACATTCTCCGTAAGTAATGCAGGTTCATCTGGTTTAGTGGAATATATTATTGTTGCTGGTGGTGGTGGTGGAGGTGAAGAAGCAGGTGCTGGCGGTGGTGGTGGAGGAGGTTATGTGACCTCTACTACAACGGTTTCTGCTACCAATTACACAATCACTGTTGGTTCTGGTGGTGCCGGAGCAACATCAAGAACAGTTAAGGGGTCAAGCGGATCTAGTTCATCGGGCTTAGGAATTACTGGTAGCGGTGGTGGCGGTGGTGGTTCCCGTGAAAATCAAACCGGGCTTAGTGGGGGTTGCGGCGGGGGCGGCGGCTCAAACCCAGATGCCGGTCCAACTTATCCTGCTGGTGGTACTGGTTCTCAGGGTGGAAACGGCGGAACGGGTTATACTCCAGCATCCGGCTCTAGTACCTATGTAGGTGGCGGTGGTGGTGGTGGTGGTAATGCTAATGGCGGCAACGCTTCAAGTGCTACTGGTGGAAACGGTGGTTCAGGTAGATCAGATAGTTGGACAGGCTCTACTAGATATTTGGCTGGTGGTGGCGGTGGCTCAACTTATGGCTACAACGCATCAAGTGTTCCCGGCTCTGGTGGTGCTGGTGGCGGTGGTGCTGGATCAAAAACATCTACCAGATACCACGGAACTGCCAACACCGGAGGCGGTGGCGGCGGTGTATATCAAGCAGATGGAGCTAATGGCGGTTCAGGTATCGTAATTATTAGGTATGTAGCATGAGTCATTTTGCACAAATAGATGAAAACGGTTTTGTATCTCAGGTAATTGTTGCCGAGCAGGATTTTATTGATTCCCTGCCGGATGTAGATTCTTGGGTTCAAACCTCCTATAACACTCGTGGCGGCAAGCACTACGATCCTGAAACCGGCGAAGAAGATGATGGCGTAGCCCTCCGCAAGAACTACGCTGGTATCGGTTTCAAGTACGATGTTGACCGTGATGCGTTCATTCCGCCTCAGCCTTTTGCAAGTTGGGAACTGGTAGAAGAAAGCTGCCTGTGGCAAGCCCCAGAACCAATGCCGGAAGTACCAGTAGATGCCGAAGGCCGTCCGACTGGTCACTATATGTGGTCAGAAGATGAGTACAACGCTGGCAACGGCGGTTGGGTGTTCCTAGCATATGAGGATGAATAATGGCTAAAGATTCTAGATTAGAACGTGCCGGAGTTTCCGGTTACAACAAACCGAAACGTACTCCGAATCACCCTACCAAGTCACACGTAGTTGTTGCTAAGGAAGGTGATCAGGTAAAGACTATTCGGTTTGGTCAGCAGGGGGTTAAGGGTTCACCCAAGGGTTCTGCACGTAATAAGGCTTTCAAAGCCCGTCATGCAGCTAACATTAAGAAAGGTAAGATGTCCGCAGCTTACTGGGCAGATAAGGTGAAATGGTAATGGGTATCACTGATATTATTCTAACCTTGGTAGGTATCATCGTAACCATGCTTGGTTTCTTCCTCATGAGAATGGCAGATGATATGAAGGATCTTGAGAAACAAATCACTTCCTGTCAGACGGAATTACCTAGGCAGTACGTAATGAAGGATGAATATCGTGCAGACGTAGATGAAATTAAAGCTACGTTAAAAGACATCTTTATGATCCTCCGTGAACATGAAAAGTCTAGTACTCGGGATTAGTCTCCTCTTCCTATCAGGTTGTAGTATGTTAAGTAGTATACTCCCCAGTCCGGGAGTAAATGCCAATGTACAGGCCGGGGCTGAGAATACTCAGCAGATTGTAGGTAGTCAAACTCGTACTGGGGATCAGGCACAAGTAGCTGATCAAGCTAACCGTGTGATGGGTACTCAGATTATTAATGAGGAAGTACCTCCGTGGGTGTGGATATTGATGATCATGGGCTGGCTCCTGCCCTCCCCACAGGAGATTTATAATGGTATAATTAACCTGTTTACCCTCATCTTCGGGAAAAAGAAATGACCTATCGTGAAATAATTAATTCAGTCCTCCGCCGACTCCGTGAATCTACTATCACCAGTAACTGGAGTGGTGCATTGAATGACTCTACTGCAGTAACTGACTACCAGAAGCTGATTGGTGAGTTTGTAAATGAGGCTAAACGTGAAGTAGAAGATGCTTGGAATTGGAGCATCCTTCGTTACTCTACTGATCTAACTACTAGTGCAGGTACTCGGGAGTATAACATCTCCAGTACTACTGATCGTACTCGTATTCTTATGGCTCAGGAACAGAGCAACGGTACCGTTCTTCAGGAAATGAATGATGCCTATCTGCAGTCTACTAAGTACCCCACTAGTTCAGTACAGCAGACTATTCCAAGTTATTACTCAGTAGTAGGTATCAATAATGGATTAATCCGTGTAGGTTTTGAAGCTGTACCTGATGCTGCTTACACTATTACATTCCGTCATGTAACTCCTCAGCCGGATTTTACTGCAGCTACTTCAACATTGGCTGTCTCCAGTAATGCAGTAATCCTAGGAGCATGGGCACGTGCTATTTCAGAACGTGGTGAGGATGGTGGTTCCTTGAGTGATATGGTCTTTGGCCAATATCAAAATGCACTGAGTGATGCCATTCAAATTGATGCAGGTCGTACCGTTGGAGAGGTAGACTTCTATGCCTGCTGAACAACTTGCACCCCTAGTATTAAATGACCTCGGTGTATATGGTCTAAATACTCAGGCCAGTCCCGGTGCATTGCCCCCGCAATGGTTGGCAAAAGCAGATAACATTATCCTTGATGAACAGGGACGTATTTCTAGCCGTAAGGGAATTCAGCAAGTAAGCACCACTGTAAGTGGGGAAGTTGTACAGAGTGTTGTAGAATATAAGAAAGCCAATGGTTCTACGGAGATGTTCTGTGGAACAGACGGCAACATCTACAAGATCAATACTGCCAATACCCCATACACATTGGATGCAGTCACACGTACTGGCACTCCTCAAACCATCTCTAGTGGACATTGGCAATGGGTAAACTTCAATGAAAAACTGTATGGCGTGCAAAATGGACATACTCCTGTGTACTATTCTGGCACTGCTTGGACTGATCTTGTTGATCTGGGTAGTTACAATCCTCCATCCGGTATTACTACGTTTGATCCCAGTTGTGTCCTAGGACATTATGGTAGGTTGTGGGTAGGTGGAATGACTGAGAAGAACAATGTCATCTACTATTCAGATACCTTGCAGGGTGACAAGTGGAATACTGGTGCGGCAGGTCAGGTAGATCTTAAGACTGTCTGGGGCAATGATGAAATTGTAGCCATTAAAGCCTTCATGGGTAAGCTGGTAATCTTTGGTACTAAGAATATTGCCATCTACAATAATCCAGATGATCCTACTACACTGGCATTGGATGAGTTGATTGAAGGTATTGGGTTGAAAGCACGTGATTCAGTAGCCAATCTTGGTGATGACATTCTATTCCTCAGTAATACGGGTGTCCGTTCACTGGCACGTACTGTTACCTCCGATGGTAAGATGCCATTACGAAACTTCTCCAAGAATATCCGTGATGAATTGGCCTCTCATATTATTACTGCAGATATGGACCAATGTAAAGCTGCATATTGTCTCTGTGGTGGTTTCTATATGCTTGCCTTCCCTGACCGTCACGTAATTTACTACATGGATTTTACTATCATTAATCCTGACAGTACTCCACGTATTAGTAAGTTTGTATTTAATTCAGGAGAATGTCCAACTGCTCTATTATCTACGGTAGATGGCACTATGTGGATGGGCAGAAATAATAATGCTGCCAATATTGCAATTTACCGTAACTACTATGACCAAATTAAGTCCGATGTAACTGGTACCTATGGTACTCAGGTAGCCTGTGAAGCTGCTGGAAATATATGGGAATCTACTAACAGTAAATGTTGGAGTACTACCAATAGTTCCTATGATGGTAGTTTCCGTACTACTTGGCTGGACTTTGGAAACCCTAGTATGACCAAGATTCTAAAGGAATTCTTTGGTGTAATTGTGGGCGGCAAGGATATGGATGTTGATTTTACTTGGTATCGGGATTATAATGTATCAGGAACTACTCAGAGTTTCTCCCTTCAGCCGACAGCTACGGGTACTGTAGCACTTTGGGGTGCCTCTACTAGTCTCTATGGTTCTTCTAAGTTTAGTCCGGGGTACAATCCAACTGAATATAAGTTACCACTGAGTCGTACTGGTAAATCGGTACAAATTGAAATGAAGGCTTCTATTAATGGATATAAGGCAAGCCTGCAGAGTATGACACTATTAGCAAAACAGGGTAAGATACGATGAGTAATTATAACATTCAAATTAGTTGGTCAGGTAAAGATGGCTTATCTGATTCTGATCCTAATAAAGTTATCTCAGGTGCAGATTTTCAGACTGAATTTGCAGCAGTACAAACTGCAGTAAATTCTAAGGCGGAAGTAGTAGGTAACTCTGGTCAAGACTTTGCAGTAAATGATCTAACTGTAGCCGGTGATATTACTCTGAGTGGTACTATTATTGGATTTACCAGCATTCCTACGGGTGCTGTAATCCCCTATATCTCAGAAACTGAACCAAGTGGTTGGCTATCCTGTGATGGTAGTGCAGTTTCTCGTACTACTTATTCTGATCTATTTACAGTAATCGGTACTTCTTTCGGTACTGGTGATGGTTCTACTACCTTTAATCTTCCTGACCTCCGTGGTCGTACTCCTATTGGTAGTGGCACTGGTAGCGGACTGACTGCTCGTACCTTGGCAGCCACAGGTGGTGCTGAAACTCATACATTGACTGTGGATGAAATGCCAGCACATACTCACAGCACTGCTGCAGATTCTTCTATTGACCGTGCTGGTGGTGGTGGTACTTGTGCTGAATACAATGCCAGTGCTGTTACTGGTTCTACAGGTGGAGATGCTGCACATAATAATATGCAACCGTTCCTTGTAATGAATTACATTATTAAGACCTAGCAGCAAAGCGTGCCCCTTTAATGGTAACTGAAGAGGATATTAAGAAATACTTAGATAAATCCGGGGATAGTTTCATTTATGAAGATAACATAGTAGTAAATGAACACGGGTTTATGAGTTGGAATATACATGAAGGTAAGTTAGTATTGTTAAATGTATATGGAAATGGTAAATACTGGGATAACTTTAGTATTGATTTAGCTAAGAAGTTAGACCTTAAAACAATTTTAATAGCCACTCGGAGAAGTCCAAAGGCTTTTACTAAAAAGTTCGGATACAAGATTACCGGACATATACTTGAGAAGGAAGTGTAATTATGGGCGGGATTACAAAATCAATCTTTGGAAGTAAACCACAACAAGTTGGTCCTTCTATGGAAGAAGTAATGGCACAGGCAACACCTTGGGGTGTTTCTGCTGCTGGTATTGGTGGTACTACGGTAGATAAAGAAGGCCGTGTAATCTCCACTACCATTGATCCTCAGATGCAGGCATTGGCCGATATGTTCCGTGAACGTATGGGTATGCAGACTGCCGCTATCTCAGGTTATGATCCTGCACAGGCTGCACAAGATTACTATCAACAGTATGTAGCACCGGATCTAATGCAGCAGCAGGAACAAGAACGTCTTGCATTGGAAAATCGTCTGCTTGGACAGGGTATGTTGGGTGCTACTGGTGGTGCTCTTCGTATGGGTGAACTTGCCCGTGCTCAATCTGCAGAGCAACGTGCTGGCCGTGCCGGTGCATTTACCCAAGCACAGGACCTTCTCACTCAGATGCGTCAGCGTGAAGCTGCAGACCTTGCTGCAATGGCTGGTATCTATGAAGCACCTGTTGGTTTGATGACTACTGGTACTGGCATTGGTCAGGCTATGGGTCAGATTGCTGGTACTTATAAACCTACGTATACTCAAGGTAGTTCTGGCTTACTTGGTAGTATTCTTCCTGCAGTAGCTGGAGGTATTGCAACAGGTGGGATGGCTAACCTTGGTAAGGGTCTCAGTTTCTTTGGAGGTAAGTAATGGCAGGCGTAAATATTATTCCAAGTCTTGATCCTTGGGCAGATGTATGGGAAAAAACTGGCACCGCTATTGGTGAAGGTTTAATGACTGGTTATAAAAAAGGTAAACGACAAAAAGAATTTGAAGAACTTGGTTTAGATTTTTCTACTGCTGAATCTACCATTGATAGTATGCGTAAGTATGGTTCTTATCTTCTTGAAAATGACAGAACTGAAGAAGGTATTAGTATGCTTTCAAAAGCAATGACTGCTGCTTCAGGTCTTACTGGTAAAGCCCCTACTCGTCCACCGCAAGCCACTGAAGGTACTCGTGAAGCTATTGGCGGTTATGTGGATGAATATTTTGACACCAGTGTTTTTGATTTTATGGACCCAAATCTTCCAGAAGGATATAATAAAGAAGCTGTTATTGATTTGATTTATACTTATACTCAAATGAATCCGGGTGCTTCTGCAGCAGAAGTTACTAAACAATTGGCAGAAGGTAAATTAAATCTTTCAGCTTTAACTTCTGGTACGAGTGGTCTAATGCAGCAAGGCGGTACAGCCCTAACTAGACCCGCTCCTCCAGCACCTACTTTTAAGTACTAATATGGCTGAACCAATGATCCTTGATGAGCTTCCAATTACGGAAGCCGATGTAGCTGCTGGTATGCCTGTACCAGAGTATAAGAATTTGCCTGAGACTCTTACAGGTCAGGCAGGTTCTGCT